ACGTATTTTATAACCGCATCATCAGAAAATTAGTTGTTGGATTTGGAAACATCTTTAACGACATTACACTTGTTAGATATAATCCTGACCTGAGTGAGGCCGAACGTATGTTGGTGCCTATTGTTTATGCCGACAAAGAGAATTATGTAAGACGTTTATCAGAAGATTACAACTTAGACAAGAAGGTACAGATTACTTTACCTCGTATGTCGTTTGAAATGACTGGTCTTACCTATGACGTTTCTAGGAAACAAAACACAAACACCAGAAATTTTGCACAAACATCCAATGGTGTAGTAGGTCAATACAATCCAGTACCATACAATTTTGATTTTAATTTGTACATTTATGTTCGCAACATTGAAGATGGTACACAGATTATCGAACACATCTTATCTTACTTCACACCAGACTACACCATCAAAATCAATATGATTCCTGAGATGGGTGTTGTAAAAGAGGTGCCAATCATTTTGAATTCAACTACACAAGAGATTCATTTTGAAGGCAACCGTGATGCAGAAACTAGAACGGTTGTATGGACATTAAACTTTACGGTCAAAGGACACATCTTTGGTAAAGTTTCCACAACCAATGTCATCAAGGCATCTATCACCAACATATTAAATCACATTACACCAGAAGATGTTGCAGTATTCAACATGACTCTTCCTGGTGGTGTGGGCACCTATCAAGTTGGTGAGATTGTGTATCAGGGTTTCTCCATAAATACAGCAACGGCTACCGCAAGAGTTGTTGAATTTGGCAATAGTAAGTTACATTTGACAGAAATTTCTGGTAATTTTATTACTGGTCAACCAGTGTATGGTGCAACTACGAATACAAACTATTCATTCTCATCTTACAACTTGGCAGGAAAAATACCAAGAAAATTGGTTGAGATTAATGTTCAACCTAATCCACCGACTGCAAATGCTGATGATGACTATGGTTATACCACAACGATAACAGAAGAAAATTTTGCACCAGTTGTACCAATTGGAGCAAACAACGTTATTATATATGGTCCAGAAGAAACATTGTTTGACCCAAATATAGATTTAATGCAATGACAAAAAGATTACAATTTAAAAGATACACAGGTAACACAGTTGCAACTATCACTGGTGCTGATGGTGAGTTAATCATTGACAAATCGAACAACACTATTACAGTACATGATGGCACAACATTAGGTGGCCACAGATTAGCAACAGAAGTTTATGTGCAAGAACAAGCTGATGCCAATGCGGTTGTATATTCTGCAAATTCTATTACCTTGACAGGTGGTGTATATGTTTCGGGTGATGTGACGGACATACAAACATTATCCGATTACACCACAGGAAATTTTTATTATCTAACAGACGGCGATAGTCTAACGGCACCAGCATGGATGTTAGACATAGATTTCCGAAATGTGGTTAAATTTAACCGCATCGTAATGAATATAAATTACACCGCATCATCTGGTCACAACATTTTAATTGAAATGTATAATAATCAAACGGCTGTATGGGATGCTTTCTCATCATATAGTGGATTAAATGGTTACTACCAGTTTGCATTGGAAACAATTGACTATGCATCATACATATTAAATGGACGAGTTGTTTTAAGATTAGAACATATTAACCAAGGTGTACCGTCACATGAAACTAAACTGGATTATGCAGCGTTAGAGTATAGTAAAACTGGTGGTCAAGGTACAAGAGGTGCTACTGGCGCACGAGGCGCAACAGGTGCAGGTGTTGCAACCGGCGGTACACCAGGTCAGATATTGATTAAGAATAGTTCTTCCAATAATGACACACGTTGGGCAAATAGTTTTGTAACTGGTCCATACACAGATAGTTCTGCAGCTGCAGCTAATAATGTGGCAATTGGAAGTCTATATTACACAACTGATGGTACCGTAAAAGTTCGTTTAACTTAAAAAATAAAATATGAATACATTTGACAAGAACATGGAACAAATTTTTGATGTGACACCAGTAGAAAAGGTTGAGAAACCTTTGGTGCCAGTAAACACAGAGTCTGTGGATCCAACTATGCCTGATTTAAAAGGTGATTTAGTTGACGCATACGAACAATCAAAAAGTAACCTGCAAGATTTTATTGAACAAGGCAAAGATGCCATGGAAGAAATTTTACAAGTTGCTAAAGCAGGTCAACACCCACGGGCATTTGAAGTGTATGGTACATTGTTGAAAAACATGGTTGATGCTAACAAAGAATTACTTGCAGTACAAAAACAGATGCGAGATATGGACGGCAAGAAACGAGAAGGTGATACCAAGATTGACAAAGCTATCTTTGTTGGTTCCACAGCTGAGTTGAGTAAA